GATCACTCAGCTACGCATGATACTAATGGGCAGTATGGCGCAGAAAAAGCCTGATTAAGTTCTAGCGCGGTTAGAAATTCTAAATAGAGGAAGTTCGACAATGAGACTTATATTATTACTAGTAGCTGTATCGTTTGTTGGCTTCCTCTTAGAAAAACAGTTCAACACCGGTTCAACCAATACTGGTATTGAAAACCCTACTGGCGACAGCGCAGTTCAAGCACCGAAAAACAAAGAAGACCTTCAGAATCTTAGAAAAGACCTGAATAAGCTAATGCAAGATACAGCTGATAAAAGAGCAGGAAGTGCTGAGTAGTTTTAAGGTAATGACCAACCTTCAAGCACATACTAAAACCTAACACATTCTGGCTCACACTAAATACCCAACATCAAAACGTTCTTTCCTGCCCGCTTAATGCGTATCTCAGCCCAATATGAGATACTGCCGTCCTTAATTTAGGCAATCGACAAAGCACATATAATGACATCAGAAAACATCGCTACAGCCTCCGCCAATACTAACAAAGCCGCTAAAACCGTGAATCGACGCTTCACGACCGCGCCGATGATGGATAGGTGTAGCGCAGCATAGAAATACCAATAAAAACAACAAGATAATGACTTTAAATTCATCTATGACGCACTATTAGCGCACTGAAATATCAGTGTAATACTATTTTAAACAATGATCCCAAGCCAAATTGCTGGCATTTACAGTAGTGCAATGCTAAAAACGATACAACTCCATCAAACTCGGGGTTTTATCAATTTCAGAATAAAATAGAGATTCAAATGCAAGTAAGTACAGGTAATTTAGTTGTTGTACAGTCAGGGATTGCGAGAACTGGTTTTTCCAACATTATTAAGTTTGATTTCGATACAATTTATATAGAAGTTAAATTTATTTCTGACAAGGAAGGTCAGCGACATACATTTTTGACTGCTGAAAGTGGTAAAGGATTAATTCTTACGCTTTTTAATTTTAACGCCTTAGCAGGAAGTGGCTTCCAAGAGCCCGTTCATATTGGTGAGTTGGAAGGAAGGGAGCTTTGGTTTTTATTCGAAGCTAGAAAGGTCAATAAAGAAGTAGAATCATGGTCGATCGAGTATCACTTTTTCAAAGGTGGTCGTGATGACTGATAAGCTAATAACCCCTGACTCACCCAAAATGCCAAGCAGAAAACCTAGCAATATCAAAAGTGATATCATTGGTAATGTAAACTACTCAATTGGTACAGGAAAAAATGCTCAAGACTCTGTCGTTTGGTTGACTATCCTATGGTCTTTTTGTTTAGGTATCGCGCTCTCTTTACTTCTAGTGATTTTCTCATGGCCATACTCACCCTCTGGATCACACCCCCCCATAGAAAAAGTATTTCCAATTGATCAACTAAAATCTATTTGGTCTATATTTGTACCAATCGTAACGCTAGCGCTGGGATATATGTTCGGTAAGGGGAAATAAGTTATAGTTGATGTCCTCCCAATAAAATCATTTTACAGCTCTACCTACTTCGCTTTACCCTAAAAGGCATTAGCAAAATCTAGTGCCGGATTTGACGATCTGAAATTTAAAAAGAGAGGACACAACCGCACCTTGCGGTTTTTTTGTGTCCGTTACACTGCTGCGCCTTGTTTATGGGCGAGTCGTGCGGGAGCCTTCGGGCTGCTGGTTTCTCTTTTAGCCAGTTCGTCAACCTGTGCGGCTCGTTCTCCAAGCTTGACGACTTGAAGCGAGCCTTAATTGATATTAGAGGCTTCACAATGAACACCACCATTATTCCTATCGCATCTCGTATTATAATCTGGCTCAAGTACTGAGACTATTCATGCCCGTAGACTCCATGAATTTCTAGGCATTGGCCGAGATTATTCTAGCTGGATGAAAACCCGTATAGCATCGTATGGCTTTATTGAAAACGAAGACTTTATAGTTTGCTCACCAAAACGGGGGAGCAAAGGAAGTGGCGGTCACAATTTACTAGAGCAGCACATCACCCTCGACATGGCCAAAGAACGCGCCATGGTAGAACTCAACGAAAAAGGCCGCGAAGCCTGCCGCTATTTCATTGATTGCGAGAAGCAGCTAAAAGAAGATAAGCCGAAAGAATCACCACAAAGTAAAGCACTCCCCCGTCCGCGCATTAAAGTTGATGATTAATGGTCATCAAACAGACACTCAAATGGTGCCTCATGATGCAGTGATCGTAAGGCCCTACGAGCTTGCCGCCTTGCTACGTAATGACAACTTCATTCCTAGGAGCGAACTGCCCGAAATCATGAAGTCGGTGTCAGAGCAGATATCGAATAATACTTTGGTTTGATGCATATGGCCTGCCCCGCTTGGCTAGGCCTTGAGGCAGGTTGATTAATTAGCGCGCTATCAATATGATAGCGCGCTAATAATGAAGTCTCTTAGTACTAATTTACATACGGAAATTTAATGCCAGCAAAACAGCAGCCCGAAGACGCACTTTCCTTCTTTAAAGAGCATCCTTTGATAATACTATCCCTATCCATCCTATTATGTTCCGGCGTAGGATATTGGAGAGAATATATCTTAATGCAAGAATTCGGCATAAATATTGTTGTTTTTGCCGAAGCAGATGATTTCTTATTAGCTGCCTTCAAAAGCCCACTGATTTTTCTGGTATCTTTTCCATTATTCATCGGAATTATAGGTTTGTCATGGTTTAAAATTCAACGTTTATCACATGCAAATGCTTACTTAAAAAGAAATGCAATTAGCCTTCGGGCTAACATGGCTAGCTCTTTTTCGTCTGAGGCAATTGAGGAGGAAATTCAAAAGCAGAGAGATGCATACACCTTCGAAAAAGGTATTTATAAACACCAAAAACTCACAGCATTTTACCTAGCGATCGCCCCTATTATCAGCGGCATTATGCTATACATTTTTATTGATATAGAAAAAAACAATACTATTAAAGGCATCAAGTACACCCCAAGCTATTTCACTGTCGTCGATCTCCGAACAAGCCGATCCTTACTACCCGACAACAATAAAGAACTTGTACTAATTACTGCCACTGAAAAATATATATTCCTATACCGTCACATGCCTGAAGATAAGGGAGAGACGTATATCGTACCTTCCGCAAGCATAACCAGCATTATTCAGATTCCTATAAATCAAAGCTACATTCGACTGCCTCAGTCTTCTGAAGATGCAACTGAAAGCCCTGAAATTGAAACTAACTTATCTAAAATCCATCAACCATTAGAAATGCTCAACGATGATTTGAATTCACATACAAGCTTAAACGTCACACACTTAACTTCTGCCAAGCTGCATTTTAGAGAAGGGCCAGGAAGAAAATACCACGCCAGCTCAATCTTACCTGAAGGCACAGAAGTAAAAGTAATAGGCTCAAGTGGCATCTGGTCACACATAGTTGAGTCAGATCACAAAGAGAAAGGCTGGGTTCACACAAGGTATCTTGAGCAATTCACAAGCAAAACCATGAGCTATTCGAAAGAAAATATAGCACTGACACCTGCAAACCTTCAGCTCAGAACAAAGGTGACATCGGCAATCGAGAGCAGATCTAACTCTCAAACCAATCAAGCACACAATAGTTGGTAAATTGCCAACACCCATCACTAAGCCAGACTTCGTATAAACATAAAAAGGGGAACTCGTCCTTGAAAAAATACAATTAGCCCTTATTGATAAAACTGAAGAATACTATTTACTGAGTAAAAGGAACTTTATCATGCCTACCGCATTGAAAATAACAAACGATGAATTTATCGTACTTAACCATGTCAAATCATTCTCTTTTGATGATGCCGAGAAATATATCTCTCTAGTAGTCGACTTTTCAATGGCTAATGTCACAGTTTCTGCCAGCGAACATGGCGAAGGTGAGTATCATAGAATCAAGAGAGAAATTGAAACGTTTTTCTCTTTGGACTAGAGCTAAGAATCTGAATGAATTCAGAAGCTGATTACGTTAATAATTACTGTCCCCAGTGGCAAGGTCAGGTTTAGTACCGACGTCCTGATCGTACGCGAGTAGATTGTTTGACCGAAACTCAAACAATCGAATTTGACTGGTGTAAAAAGTGGCCGAAGGAATTGGCCAAGCGCTGTATTACAGTAAGATGACGAGCTAAAGTGCCGCCAGTGGCGCTTATCTATAAGATAATTTGAGCCCTGATTCATAAATCAATACTGAAAACCTACGCTGAAATCAATCTAATAACATTCCCTAATAATTCATTCAACCTCAAACCAAGCGACACTATTTAATAATCCCCCGATACTTAATCTTGATTTTCCATAGGAAATAAAACACTATTGCGGCTCATCAAAAGGGAACAAACACTAGACAAGGAGAGTCATTTGATTGATTGCAAGTTTGAACTAAATGGAAAAGCAATAAGTACACTTTGGTGCGGAGCTAAACGTTTTCCCGCATATTCTGGCCTCAAAGGAAATGTGAACCGCCGAATATCAGCATGTGTAGCAGGTTCCGGCCCTATCCCCCCAGGAACCTATTATATTTTTGATCGACAGTCTGGAGGATTATTAGGCCCCCTGCGTGATTTGTTTTCTAACAAAGATGAATGGTTTGCCTTATATGCTATTGATGAAAAAGTAGACGACGAAACATTTTGTGAAAATGTTAAAAGGGGTCAGTTTCGTCTTCATCCAAGTGGCCCGCTTGGTATTAGTCAGGGATGCATTACTATTAATAATGCTTCAGATTACCAAATTTTAAGAGCTATGCTTAAAAAAACAAAGCAGGAAAAAGTACCGGGGTCTGAGCTTCTTGCTTATGGAAAGGTTGTAGTGAGATGAAAAAAATAATTAAACAAACTCTCATTGGCATATGGATCACCCTCGCTACGTTAATTTTGACGTATATATGGGGGAACAATCCAGACATGTTCTTCCAGCCACCAAAGGCTTTTGCTAACTGGCTAGTAGATATCTACGGCTCTTCTAATGCCGAGGAGCTAGCTGACCTAGAATTGCTGTACGTACTTTGTTGTTCTTTTCTTACAGTTTTGATTCTAACAATCTCGGCAGTCTTACTAAAAAAGAAAATGGGCAAAAAACCTAATGAAAGTTAACTTTCTATTAAATCACCTGAGAAAAATTAAATAGCTAGTAATACTAGAAACGATTGTTTGATTAAAAGTCAAACAATCGAATGTCAAAGCAGCTCCACACACCTCAATGCACTAATCCTATAGCAAACTATCTTTCCTGCCCACTTAATGCGTATCTCAGCCCAATATGAGATACTGCCGCCCTTATCAAAGCACACCAGAAAAAGCACATAATGACCCAAGCACACAACAGTACCAAAACAGCCATCTCTAGCCAAACCAGCAATAGCGTAAATCGCAGATTCACCACCGCGCCGATGATGGATAGGCAACTACAAGCCAATAAAATCCTTTAAAATCAATAACTTATACTTTTACTAAAAACCCCTGTCACCCTTTTGTCACGCCCTCAGAACAAGCCATTTATCCATATCAAACCCCAAGCACTAACCACCACAGCACCCACACCACCACACCAACCCAACCCCCCCAAAAACTAATTTCAATTCTTTTTCAAGTTAGGCGAAATTCGCCTAGACACTTAGGCGGTTTTCGCCTATTATAGCTTTGCGGTGGCGCACAGAGAGCCACTCATACACGAGGGGGCTAAGTTGTTGCCACGGAGTGAATGAGATGAGACTTAAAGATGTAGCAACCATTAAGACAAACTTGAAAGATGCAGATTTCTGGATAGTACGTCGAGGCTCTTTAAAAACTTGTGGTCAACCTGTTCAGGAATTCAACCCCGAACACATAGGCATAAAGGTACTCAGAACCGACATTCTGTTACCTAAATACCTCTACTACGCGATGATGCATTTGCATAACAGCAAAGTATGGGAGCCATTGGCCACAGGCACTTTGAGCTTGGTTAACATCAAGGTTTCAGACGTTCGAACAATCGAGCTGTCGCCGACCTAAAGAGAGGGGGAATTGCCCCCCTCTCCTTTTACCAAGGCATAAACAATGAAAATAGTAATACCAGGTATGAAAGATCAGCAGAAGCTTGTGCTTGAGCAATCAACCAAAGAAGCTATCAAGATACTAAAAGACAATTTAAACGCGCCACGCATAGAAGCAGAGCTAGAAATAGACGAATCTGAATACAGCAACAGCCATCTACTTGAGAAAGGGAAAGGTTGGGAAGCACCGCACCCAGATATAGTGCGCGCTTATTTTAATCAGTTTCAAGCTGCGCTTGATGAATACAGCACCGATAAGAAGCTAGCCCAGCTTTTAGGGCTGTCTTCTGATCGTAGGATACGAGCGTACAAAAAAGGTGATGACAAAGCCCCGTACGGCTTATGGCACCAGTTCTTAGTGATAACTGGCCGCGCACCACAGCAGCCGCTTAAAGTACTAGCCATTTTTAACTAACGGCCAATCAACCTCACCTTCACCACACTGTACCCGCCCACGCCTTCCTATGGCCCGCAATATATCGCGGGCCAACTGGTCAGACACAATCTCTTCATTCGCTGCCAGCATTGGCAAATCTTGCGCACGCACCACAAACGCATCCGCCTCAATCCGCTGCACCAGGGTAACAACCCCACTATCTATTTGAGTTATCCAACGCTCAGGCATACCGCCCCTTAACACTCCATGCTCCATTCTAGGGGCTCCCTTGTCTACTTTCATAGCCTCACATCATGCAAGGCTTTAACGTGATGCAGTTTGCAGAGTCATTAATGACAGTTCAATCAAATCTTTGTCAGCTTTTCGGCTTACCCAAAATTACACGATAAACGTGGCAAAATTTTTATATACGTCAAAACTCAATATAATGCTTTTTTGTTTACAAGAATTAGCAAACAGCAACAATTTAGACTGAGAAACGCACAATATGAATGCCCAACTACCCAATGGCGATAATTTACGCGCCATGCGATTAGCGGCAGGGATGACAATGAAGGAGGCAAGGAAGCGAGCGAACGAGATAGCAAAACAACTAGACCCAGAGATTAGCTTCTCAGATAGGGCCATGCGCCGTTTTGAAAAAATAGGCATAGATGAGACGTACGGAAAAACACCACCAACATACGCAGAGCTGAATATTTTAATGCGTACTTATAATGGTAGCCCTGGTTATTTATTGATAAATATCAAACCCGTGCTATTTCCGTGGGAGCATTTCGACAAACACAAAGCCACGTTTTTTACTGATAACATGATAGAACTAATGAACGATATAGCAGGCTGGCCCCTTTCAGACCAGCATCTATTTTTTGAGTTTTACAAGAAGTTTGTTAAGACCAAGCGCTGACTTAGTCTTCAATAATTAAACCCGAAAATGCTCAGGCCAAAGCGACTTACCCACCCCGAAACCGAGACGATACGTTCTTAGCTTTTGCTCAGCCCCACAAATTACAGCTATATCAGAACCACCAAGCATCGCAACATTAGAGCCACTAATACCCATATCAAGCCCAACAATCTCAAAATCCCCGCCGTTCTCTTGCCACTCGCCATCATATCGAAATATTTTAATAGTATTAGCATCTCGATCAACCATCACCACATCCGAACCATTAAGCGCCGACATTGCAACATTAGCCAAACCAGCCACCGCCCTAGTACCCCCTAAAGCAATTGCATCAACCCCATCAAACATATAAGCCGTAATGCTTCCAGTACCCGCAACAGCAATTAGATTTGAATCTAAAACAGCTACAGAGCTAGCACCCGCAACCAACGGCAGACTGACAACGACCGACCAGACACCCAGCCAAAACTTACAGATATGCATATTACTGCCATCGCATACAACAACCTGATTACCAGAAAGCCGAGCAATAGAATAATCAGATCCAAATACAGCAATAACGTCAGATACACTCCCCACCAAATCCCAACTGCCACCATTGCGACGAACCAACCTTAGGCGACCCGCAGCATCAAGAATCACCACATCTTCAGTCCCGTTACTTTCTAACTGAACGAGTACCGACCCTAAAAGATCAGGAATATTAGTGCGCCCAATTAAAGACCAACCATCAACGGTTCTTGAATACCGTGCAATACCCCAGTCAGAACCATCCTCCCCACCCACAACTAAATAGCTTGGACTCATCATTGCAATAGACGGATTAACAAGCCCCGAAACCACACTACCCACACTCAACAAATCAGGCGCGCCCCACTGTAGCTTGTTAGCCTCAAGATAATCATACATCTTAGCCATCGCCGTTCTAAACTCACTAGGCACAACAGGTGCAGAATCATCAACACCCACTAACTTTTCTCTATTTGGTAAAGAACTCATACTTAATACCCTTGAATTGTAATATCTAATTTCCCAGCAACCGCTGAATTATTCGCATCAATACAGCGAACCCTAGGTGAAACCTTATTTTTTGAGACAATTGCAGCACCCACCGCAGTACCACCATCATCTTGCAGCGTCATTACAATGCTAGTAATCACGCGATACTGCTTAGCAATTGGAATTACATAATCACCATTTACAGCAACATCATTAAATTTCTCTTCAATATCTGGCACATCAACCAACACCGATAACGAATCCAACGACGACCGATCAGCCAATGCACTATGCACAGCAATGCGCACAAACAGCCGCCTATGAAGATCAGGAGTAGATAAAACGCGAGGAATAGTACGCCAAGACCCAACAGGGGCCACATCACCGACATCACCCCAACCAACCTCAATCGCTTGCGAATCACCCGTTATACCTACACTGATATAGACCTGCTCACTCACCAGAACCGATTCAGGCAAATCAATTGCATAAGTTACCGACAATGACGAATAGCCCCAAGGGGCCCAAAAGTCGGCAGCATCATAAACATCGGCACGGACAGAGCCATAAACATCACCATGCCCAGCACCATAAACATCACTACGCCCAGCATCATAAAAATCAGTTAGCCCAGCATCATAAAAATCGCCATTAGCCACGGCCAAAATCGAGCCATCAGTTTGAGCCTCACCATTTTCAATTACACGATAATCAAAGCCATTTAAAATATTACTATCAAAAACAATATTCTTAGCGGGCAAATCACCAAAGCCCCGCGCAATCACAGCCGCATCAGCCGACAGATTACCCGTGGTATCAACCGATTTAATCAGCAAAACCATTTTATCGTACAAGGCAAAAGGCACTTGAAACCCTGTTTGCGTAATTACACCTTCATGTATAGGTTGCGCAGTGTCCCAATCTTGAGACAACCCAACATGATAGCGCAAAACATAACCCGCAAAATCAAGCGGCTTAGCAACAGGCTCAACCCATGACAACGAATTACCATCAACAAAAAATTGCACAACGGGCGGCGGTGGTGCCTGCCTACCCACTGCAACCACAGCAAAAACATTCTGCCAAGCAGCGCGCGCGGAACGATTAAAACCCCTAACCCGAACGTCATAAGTTTCACCGTCAATAATGGGCCGAATCATTACCGACCGCGCATCACCCGACACAACAGGCAAGCGCGTATAACTAATCTCAGAAGACAATTTATACTCAACTTCAAAACCCGATAGCGAAGAATTTTCACCCCAACTCACTAACAGCCCAGCCAATACCGAACCGTCTTTACCCACATACAACGTAGAATCACCACTGGTTAACGCCACATTAAGGTTCGCATTTAATGCTGCAAGCGCATCGATCACCTCACCTTCATCACGCACCAATACTGGCTTAACTAAATTGTCGTAGCAGCTATCTAAGTGCTCACGCAAAAACAGCTCAACCGTGCCACGAATAAAACTAAACGTAGCTTTTACAATGCGAAAAAGTTTCTGTGTCCACAGCCCATCAGGATCGTCTACCCGCACAATATCCCCCACGGTATATTCAAGCGCCTCAAGTGTGCAGACATAACCTACCTCAATAGACGTTCTACTTTCCTTAATTATCGTCGCCACTAAATCAGCCGCCTGATAAGCATTCGTGCAACCATCTAAAGTAATTTCTTTTTCGTTTAAAACTTCTTTATCTTCAACAACCCGCCACTGAGTATCTTCTGCCGAACCCTCTTCAGGAAAAACAACTTGCCGAGACTCATAACCCACATTACTTTCAATATAAGTTGCTATCACCCGATTCAATCGGTTTTTGCGCTTACCAAACGAAACCGATTTACGTGAAATAATTACACCAGGTATTAATTCACCCCGAACCACATCACCCGCTTTAAAAATATGCAGCTGATACTGACCATCAACCCACGCTAATTTCCCGCGACAGGTTGCCAGTATTTTTTCTAAATTTTCTTTTAAGGTTTTATCAGTACCTATTACCAAATTACACGCCATTTGCGCTTGCGTTGGCCCACCCGAATAAGTCGGGGCTAATGCATCACAATAATTTGCCGCATCAATAATATGAGGAATCGAAATATCTGCTAACGGCACAGCACCGCCATAGATGGTTGAAAATAAATAATCTAAAACGACCAGCGCATTATTATTATCGGGCGAATCACCCAGCGGGCTAAGCTCATTAGTCTCGTTATAATCATAATCACGCACCAAAGATTTAGGCCGTAAGTACGAATAAACATTTGCATTTGACCAGCCCTTAGCCACACCACCCAAAACCCACTTAGGCATAAATGATTTAATTTCAGAATCCGCAACCAAGCCATAACCATCCTCACCATCAGGGACTTGGTATACATACGAATCTGCATTACTAAAAACAATTCTAGGATCGTGTAACGCAACCCCATTCGGCAAGAATTCAAGCTTAGGAATCCAGCTAGAATATAATTCACCCGTTAATTTTGTATTGTGGCAAGATTTAAAAACAGCAACGCCTTTAAAGCCCGCAGGGTATTGCTCAGGCGCAAATGCCCAATCAGTCCAATCTAATTCATGATCTATAGGAACGCCTGTCGCGTAACCAGGATAATATTCATTGTAATAAGAATTCAAATAGCCACTTTCAGACTCACCACCAATCAACGCTGCTTGCGCCGCTGAGTATTTTTTACTGTATGCAACCAATTTACCTTCAATCTTAATCGCGTCAGGTATGCGCGAAACCCCCTCACACATTGCGTGATAAACAGACAAGCGGTTATATTCAACCTCTTGATCAGCATCACCATAATTTTTTAGTTTTGACCCAGCAATAACCGACGATGCAGTAACCCAACCAGGTCGACCATAAACAACAGGTATAGCATTAATAGGATCAGGCGAGCCCAACGTATACTTTTCACTTTGCTGCTTTTTATCAATGCCCACAACCTGCAAGGCATTAGTGAGCGTAAAATCAAGCACATCACCAAATAGACTCATTTTTGCAACCCTACCAAATCAAACCCACGATCATCTTTATAGTGGCGCTGCTGACTAGCAGAACTTGTGCGCCGCCCCGCTGTTTTTTCAAAGCTGCTTAAATGGTTTTTAAATTCAAACTTCATACGCGCATTATCTAACGGCACAGGGTTTTCTAAATAGCCGCGATACACCGACGGAATAACTTCAATAATAGAATCATCAACCGTCGATATAATCACTACATGAATATCAAGCTGCGCCCCATGCACATCACTATTAGCCGCCATTGATAACAACTCACTAGTATCATCGTTAAATACCAAAGAATAAGACGAAGCCGATAGCGCAAACTCTTGCTTAATATCAGGCACGTCTTTTAACCCTGTGCTGGTTAAAAACATTTTAGAATCATAAGGAAGTTTGCGCTGATAATCAGTGGCATAAATAGGCGTAGGCAGATCAATCTCAACCAAGGCAGCAAAAACGACTTCACGTTTTGCCAAGGCCGTGTTCGTAGCCGCTAATAAATTACGCATCAATTTCTTCTTCTAATTTAATTGTTTTTAAAGCCCGATAATTACCTGCTGCAAAATCCATTGGCATTTCATCATCGACCCAGCGCATTTGTATTTCTATGTTTTCAATATTGATATTGCCACCCGAAACAACAGGCTTTAATAATGGCGTACATAAATTTGCCTGAGCATAACCTGACCCATTACTCACCAAGTCTTGCGCCAACATATAAACGCTATTCGATCCCGCAAACTGTATTAAGTCTGTTGCTTTACGAACCACGCTATTAGCAGGCCAATTATTAGTCTCTACTAAATAACCCGACTCAACCGAACTGGCAACTTTGCCATTTGCAAGCTGCACACCACGGCCCTGACTTAAATATGGCAATACAACAAGAAACACACCAAACGAACCTTGCTGAGCATTCAAGAATGCCCACAGACCACTAAGCTCATCTTCACGCGAGTTATTATAATTAAGCGTTACCGCCAGCCGTGCTGGCCCTTTGCGAATACCTTGGCGACGACCGTTGCGAGTTGTATTCACTTTTGTATCAAATTTTAACTTAGCGGCCATCGTTTTAGGCCGAGGATTTTGTGGAAAGTTAGGCACCTAGCTGCACTCCATATTCTGCAAACTCAGCCGCCGTTGCACTAGCAATAGCGGTTTTATTATTTTGCGCAAACTCATCAAACGACTGAGAATCCATTGCTTGCACGTTTTCGATATACGGCCCGTTATAAACCACATCACCGCCTGCGCGCCTTTCAGAAGCCGAGTTAATACTCGTAACCGCATCGTCATTACTGGCAAAACTGGCTTCACCGCCTGAATCAAAAGAAGACCCACCAGAACCACCAGAAGACCCGCCGCTTTTACTAATAGAAATAGCACTGCCAACCCCCTGCAAGCCGATAGCTGCTGCGTTTATATAACCAGAACTAATAAACTTTGCTTCTGCTGCCGCTGCCAGCGCTGGCCCTTGTGGCCCAGTACCCGCTAACGAAGCCGCCGCTGCACCGCCTGCAACATAACCATTAGCAATGGCACGCTTCATACCAATGGCCACTTCAACTGCTAGCTGCGTATAACGAAGGGCTTTGCTCTTAATACCCATACTACTTGTCAAAGAAAATAGCGAAGTCTCTAAGCGTGCAGCACCTTGATAACGCGCTTTATTGCCACTCTCCATAATGTCATTTATATCATCTTGCTTCTTTTTTTCTGCTGCTTTATATTTTTCATCTTCTTCCGCTTTTTTAATTAACAGCTCTTGATTATCTAAATCGAATTTTTCTTTCGATAAATCACGATACTCATCACGCAACGCTTCCATGCTTTCATAACCACGAGCTTTTAATTCTTTTTCGCTAACTTGCCATGCTTCAATGCGTGCTAGATTTTTTTCATAGTTAAGAACAATCTTTTCATCTTCATTAGCAAACTGCATTTCCATTGCAGAAACCGCCAATGCACCCTTGGCATGAATAGCCGCTAACTTTTTAGCTTCTTCCGCAGCGCTTTGTGCTTGCAGCTCAGCCTTACGATCAGCCGCGTATTGATCAGCAGCCGCATCTGCCTCACCCGCTTCAATAATTTGTTTTTTACGACGCTCTTGAATCTCAGACATTTCTTTAGAAACAGCCGTCAATTCACGCTCAACATTCATCGCCTCAGATTCACTACCGACAATCCAAGATAAAAAGGTAGCGTTATCACCACCTTGCAACGCGGCAAGCTCTTGCTTTAACTCCATTCGCTTAACGGTTAGATCAGCAAACCTTGCATCATCTTCAGCAAATAAAATCTCATTCCAACCCGCCGCTGCATTACCGATAATATCGAAGAAACCAGCCGCCGCTGTTGCCGCCCCCGTGCTATCAGCAACGTTTACTTTCAACTGCTGCCAATGCTGACTGAAAGAGTCAATCGAGCCAATAACCGTACCATCAGCCTCTGAACTCCCCGTACCACCAATCTGATTTTTTAACGTTTCTAAAATAAAGGTTTGCGCATCAACAACTCGCCCTGCATTCTCCATATCACGAATCATATCGCGCTCAGCTTGAGAGAATGACACACCCGCTTTTTTCAGAGCAGAGATACCAGCAGTCGGACTTTCTAACGCTTTACCCAATTGCAACGCAGCCGCTTTTGAATCAGTACCCATTACCGCAGCCATATCTTGAGACAAGACAATGGCATCTTCAAAGGCCGACTTAGCAACACCCTTAAACGTTAATAAAACGTTTTGAGTATCTTTAATACCCTCAACACTGGCCAGCGTATTAAGCGCTACCGATTTGGCCATTTTATCTAATTGCTCACCCGTAAAACCACTGGCATTACCCGTAGCCTTTAACAACGCCTCAGTTTTTTTGTTGCGCAAATTAAACTGATCAAACTCTTTAATTGCACTACTCATAAACAAAGTAACGCCCGACACAGCCAGCCCTAAACCCACCATCAATGGATTGGTATTACCCAGCATGGTAGACAGCGCACCCAAGCGCCCAGATACACCACCCAACGGCCCCTGAAAAGCAGCAACGTTTGTGGAAGCATGACGACCCCCCGCCGCTAACTTACCAACCTTATGATTAGAATCATTAGCCGCTTTATTAACACGACCAAGATCAGCAACGGTTTTTTTAGCCGCTAATTCTAGCTTTTGATTATCGCCATCAATCACAATTGTATAGCGGTCTAATTTGCCCATTGCTTACACTCAATCATTAAGGTTTTAGGTAGTAGTCCGAGGCTTTACGCGCTTGCTTTAAACGCCCAGAACTATTTGCGATAACGGCACAGAGCTGCCCGTTTCTATATTTTTCTATATCCCAACGCCACGGCTGATCTTCTGCAAGATACCACCACTCATCAAGCTGGCTGCACGACAATTCGTGCAGCATCTTGTCAACGTTTACGATACCAAACCGCAACGCCAACGAATGCGCAAACCCTATTGGGGCGCATCCGCTGGCGAGGTCTTTTTTCCATCATCAGGATAATCAAAATCATCCGTTTCAGTTTCTGACTGTTCGCTTTCTGCTGTTTCAGTAACCGTTGCAGCAACCGTTTCACCTTCTGTTTCATCAACAGGCTGAATGGTAAACGGTATATTACTCATCACTACGCAATGCCTAAACAGCTCTGCAATTGCATCAGCAGACATTCGCTTAACTTGCCACATCAAAAACCAATGAGGAATAAACCAGCGCCTTTGATGCAGTGCGATTAAGTCAGCGCTAACCAGCAAATCTTTGCGCATTAACTCAAAGCCGTCTCTTACACTAAACTTAGCGCAACGTTTAAAATAACTTAACCGCATAGCCGCTGATAATTCAGCAAGCTCAAACGTGCAACCCGCGACTAAAAACGACTCAACTTTAAAACCGATTCGAGTCGGCTTAATCAATACCATCAGCAAGCACGCAAAACCCATAACAATAAGGCCGAGCATAAAGCCCGCCCCCATTACCGCCAGAATAGAACTCGTTTCCATATTTAATCCCCTTATGGCGCATTAAATGGAACAGGTTTAGCACTGCGCTTAACCGAGTAGTTACGCATCAAATCTTCTTCCGTTGGCTCACTCATACCAATTTTGGTTAATGAGCCAGTATAGGTAACACCCGAAAGATCAGACCACACGCATTTAAAATCTAAGCGCTTACCCAGATTAGCTTCTAGCAAGATTTGACCCGCATTAGCAGGATCGTATTCAACACCAAACGCCACTTCACCAGGATCAGTGAGACCCGTACTGTGATCAATATCATCCGTCTGCTGATCTACGTATGTTTTTTCAGAAGTAGCCACCGACAGTTCACCAGGTGAATACGACTTAATCGGAGTAATGCGAACAAAATCCGCTTCCAACTGAGTTTGCAATTTTGCGTACAGCATCATGCCACGACCTTTCATAACAACACCTTTCTTTCAGAGAGTTTTAATTGATTTTTACTTGAGTTTTAAAACAGAGTTTTAGTTAGAAAAACTAAAACCAAAACGGAAATATATTCCCGCAATACCGCCTTCACCCGCTGGGATATACTGCCAACCCGCACGAGTAATTTTATCTTTGTAAGCCGCGACCACATTCAAACCCATCACCGCTTCACGGATCGTTTGCGCTTCTGAATCCAAAAAGCTTTGATTCACATCAGCCGATTTATTGAAATAACCCACGGTGAATTCTGTTTCCGTGCGATAAGTATCAGCATCTAACGCTTCATCATCTTGCGTCTCATCCCCTTCGGTATAAAACAGGGTGAAAAACTCATCAAGCGACCCACCATTACCATCATCAATATTAGTAATTTCAGCGGTATACACAGGGATTTTTGAATACTGAAGTTCTAATGCACCACGCACAGAACCGCGCAGATTGCTTAAAATCTGTAAATTCATTTTTAACCTTTTGAATGTTAGCTATGCACGACCCGCACGACGTTTAATTTCGTGCTGATATAGCCGAGAGAAGTTTTCTTTCATAACCCGCGCAACCGTTGCGGGGGTTTCTTTATTAACCGCAGGTTTAATATTCACCACCATAACTTCAAGTGGATATTGCCCCCGACCTTTACGCCGCAGCACATGAGCCTGCCTAAGCTTGCCGCGACCAAAACCCTTGCTACCATCTGCAATAAACGCATCAGGCACCAGGTACTGACCCGCAGCCACCCCGCCGTCAACTTGCTTGGCCCCAAGGCTGATCATCGAAACACCGCGCCGATAAAAGTGCAGCTTAGCCCCTTTCGGCTTTTGCCCACCTTTAGCGCGACTAATATAAACCCGCTTTTTAAGCAGCTTTGTTTTGATGCCCGTATCAACCACCACCGCCCTCACCACAGCCGTTTTGGCTTTGGCTAAGGCTTTGTTGGTGGCTGTGACTCTTGCCGCTGGCACGTCACGATTGAGGTATTTTTTAAGCCGCTTTTCAACGGCTTTTAACTGTGATGAATTGGACATACACACCTCACCGCGACAAGATCATTTAACTAGATGCCTACATTAAGAACACAAGTCTTAATTACGTCATCAGTAATACCGTCTTTATATACTTTGTATGTAAATTGGTATTGACCATCAGGCGCATATTTAAAATCAAAACCACCGTGCTCATAAAGAGTAAAATCACCCGCACTAGGGGAGGTAAGCAATTCAAGCCTCACCTCTTTTTCATTGTCATCAG